TTCTGTCGTAAAGCAAGAGAAGCAGGTATTAAAGTGTGGATGTGTCCTTGGATGAACTTGAACCATGTAGGAACGTATATCTTTAAAGGTAATATGGCTGCAATCGGATCTCTTGGCGTATCTGCAACTGCAGACGCAAAGTCTAGAAAGAAAAACTACAAGAAAAAATAAAAACTAGTTGACAATGAGTGAAGAACAACGTATAATTCTGATAACAGATTTTATCGAACAGAAACTCCGCAAAGAAAAGGAGTTAGAATTCTATCTCGCAGAACTATCTAAACTCGAAAAGAAAATAGGTTATCTAAGGCGTGAGGTAGATTTGACCAACACCATAATCGGAATGATAAAAGGTGAGATGGTCTATGATATCAAAGAAGGGTTGATGTCTAAAAACGATAACCTATTAACCTCAGATAAGGATGAAGAAAAATGAAAAATATTTTTCTAACGACACTACTGGCTTCTGTGATTGCAATGCCTGCATTTGCAAACGACGATTCTATTTACTCTCGTAAAGTGAACAAGGCATCTGTGGTAGATCACTACAGAACTGTCACACGAAGTGTTCCAACAACCACAAAGGTATGTTGGGATGTTGAAGTTCCCATTTACGGAAACACTGGTAGCGGTGCCAGTGCGGGTGATGTTCTTGGTGGTATGATTATCGGTGGATTGCTTGGCAAAGGTGCTACTGGTAAGGATGATGGTGCTGCAGCGGGTGCTGTGATTGGTGGTATGATTGCCGCCGACAAGAAAAGGGGTAACAAACAGATCGTTGGTTACAAACAAGAAACTCGTTGTAGAGACGAAACTACTTACACTAATACTTCAGAAGAAGTGTACTCACACAGTGTAATTACTTTCTACGACAATGGCAAAAAATACAAGGTGAAGTTTGTCAAATAAACCTAATAAAAAGTTCAACCTAACAGTTCGAGATATTGAAATCATTGAACAGGCTCTTCGGGCAAAGGCGGGTCGTAGAGGACTTGCAATTGCACAAGGAGAGACGAGTGAAAAACTACATGAAGAAATGATAGAGATACAAGAACTGTTAGGTCGTATTCACGAACAAAAAGTTTGGTACAGACCAAAGGATAAAACTTACGTAGGTGGATAATGAAGATCGACATACCCTCATATGAAGAACGAGATAGTGCAGGAATGCAGATCACTATTCACAAGTGGGATACTTGGAATATGGATCATACTCTTGCGTTAATCATTCTACCTATGCTTAAGCAACTTAAAGAAGAGAAACATGGTACACCAAACGTAGACGCTAGTGATGTACCAGATAGTTTAAGACCAAGTGAAGAGTGGGTTAAACGATATAATCGTGACGGTGAGATTGATCCATACTTTTTTAAACGATGGGACTACGTTATGAACGAGATGATATTCGCTTTCCAAAACAAAGTTGATGATTCTTGGGAAGATCACTACTTCATTGAAGACGAAGAACTAAAAGAAAAATCAGAGATAACAGTAGGGCGGACGCTTGAATACAAAGGGGTTGGTGATTGTCAACTTCGCCTGTTCCCAGATGAAGACGGTTTGATGGAAGATTATGAACTCTACGAGTGGGTATGTGGTAAGTCGCCACGTAAGTTTGATAAAGAAGGATATGATGAATATCAAAAACGAATTTCAAACGGATTCCGACTGTTTGGAAAATATTATGAAAGTTTGTGGGATTAGAAGATGAAAGTAACAATGTGTGATCCGCCCAGTGGTTGGAAGTATGGATTTCCTAAACCTTTACCTGCAGACTTAGGCGAAGATGAAAGTATCCTTCCTTGGCTGTTGAGCGAAGGTTATCCGCAGCACGAGATTGACCTATACGGCAAACACTTTTATTGTAGATATTGGGAACAGGAAGAAGAATGAAAGTAGGGTTTACATGCAGTGCGTTTGATTTACTTCATGCAGGACATATTCAGATGTTGCGTGAAGCGAAAGAACAATGTGATTATTTGATCTGTGGATTGCAGATGGATCCCTCTTATGATCGTAAAGAAAAGAATTCTCCAATACAAACAGTTGTAGAAAGATACACTCAGTTAAAGGCAGTTTCTTATGTAGACGAAATCATTCCGTACTTGACAGAGTCGGATTTAGATGATATACTATCCATGTATCAAATCGATGTTAGGATCCTTGGTGAAGAGTACCGTGAAAAGGATTTTACGGGCAAGGATATTTGTAAGAAGCGAGGTATCCAGCTTTATTTCAACAAACGTGATCATCGCTTCTCTTCCTCTGATCTGAGGAATAGAGTATTGGAGAAAATGAAATGACGTGGAATATAATTGTGTTTAATATACTACTCTTTGCAATAGTTGGATTATTATGTTATGGATCATATTATGCAGGATACCATACGCATCCATACTCTAGGTGTTCTAAAATCTATGAGTCCCCAGAAGATACCAGTGAATGTGTTTGGTTGTTGGAGAATAACTGATGGAGAAAAAAGATCCCACTATAGATGAACTAAGAAAAATATTCATTAAAAATGGATTAGAATTCTTTATAAAAAAAGAAAAACAGGGGATCGTAAAGGTACACTTTATAGTTAGAAAGGAAGAAGATGCCACTACCTGAAGGACGTAAACCACTAACAGATGGCGATATGGTTATACTATTACACAATATTGCACGAAGTGTAGAATCATATGGTGCATCTAATATTGACGCAACTGAGATTCGACAAACTGCAGATCGTTTCAGTGAACTTGCAAAGGCAGCAGGTGTTGCACAGCATAAGGCACAACAAGGATGAAAATTACAGTAGCTGGTTATGGTTTTGTTGGTAAAGCTGTTGTTGGCGCACTTAACAAAACGGTTGACTATGAGATCGTAGATCCTCAGTATCGGGAATGGAACTACCCAATTAGTCAAGATACAGATGGTGTGATTGTTTGTGTTTCAACCCCCCAACACAAGACAGGTGCGTGTGATATAAACAACGTGCACGAGGTAATTGATAGTGCACCAGATGTTCCTATCCTTATAAAGTCTACGATTAGTTTAGAGGGGTGGGAACATTTACAAACCGCTTTCCCAGATAAACACATTTCTTTCAGTCCTGAGTTCCTTCGTGCAGACACGGCAACTGAAGATTTTCTGAAACAAAAATATATGATTATTGGTAACGATACACCAGATAGTTTTTGGTCTAATTTGTTTACAAAACGTTTCAAAAGAATTCGTATTCATCACTGTACGAATGAAGAAGCAATTGCAGTCAAGTATGCAGAGAATGCCTTCCTTGCATTGAAGGTAAGTTTCTTCAATCAACTTTATGATTTCTGTGAAGCTACAGATATTGACTTTGGAGAAGTTAGATATCATCTTTGTCTTGATGAAAGAATTGGAGATGATCATAGTTATGTTACTAATGAACGTGGTTGGGGTGGTCACTGCTTCCCCAAAGACACACAAGCACTATTGCATACCGCAAAACAATACGAGACAAGTTTTTCTTTGATTGAAGAGTCTATAAAATATAATCAACGGATTAGAAGAAAAGACTTGACAAAAGATGAGTTTTGGGGTATAGTATAGTTCAGATTGACTCATAAGGAGATATGTATATAATGAAATTCAGTGAACGCACTCTTACAATTCTTAAGAGTTTTGCTACCATCAACAAATCTATTCAGATGAAAGAGGGTAATGTTCTTAAGACAATAACACCAGAACGCACTCTAATTGCGTCTGCTACTATACCAGATCAGATCCCATCGGAAGCATGTATTTACGATATGTCACGTTTTTTGTCGATTTTATCGCTTTATACAGATCCCGATGTGGAATTCCATGATAAATACTTCATCATCTCAGAAGGGAAACGTAGGACTAAATACTTGTTCGCAGACGTTTCAATGATTCATGCAGCGCCTGAGAAGGATGTCAAAATTCCTTCGCAAGACGTTGTTGTTGATGTCTCTTGGGACGATATGCAATCTGTACTGAAAGCCGCAGGCGTTCTACAGTTTAGCGAGGTCGCATTTGTCGGAGAAAACGGCACGTGTTATCTCAAAGCAATCGACAGTACTAATGAAGGAACCGACGACTACGGTGTCGAAATTGGTGAAACTGACGATGAGTTTAAGATCATTATCAAAACTGATAACCTTAAACTTCTACCACAGGATTATAGAGTTACGCTTTGTTCGAAAGGTATCTCTGAATTCAAAGGTGAAGATGTCACGTATTTCGTGGCAATTGATTCTAAGTCGACTTACAAAAAGGGGTAATTCCAAATGAATGATCAAATGCAAGGACAGCAACAAGTCCAACTTACACTGGCAGATATTTCTACTGTCGTAAACGTTATCGATGCGGTATCACGCCGTGGCGGTTTCGAGGGTCAAGAACTCGCAGGAGTAGGGACCCTACGCAACAAACTGGTTGCATACGTTAACCAACGTGCACCTCAACCACCTGAAGGTGCAATGGCTGCAGAAGCAGACATCGAAGCACCTGCAGAACCACTTACAGGTGAACTAGCAGACAAAGTACAGTAAATACTGTGCTAGAGGGGCGGGGAAACTCGCCCCTTTGATCTTTTCTTTTATATTATGATTGTGGTGAACTATGACTATTGATGCAAAATCAAACGAAGTACTTTGGGTTGAGAAGTACCGTCCAAACAAAATCTCTGACACGATCCTACCAGAAGACACTCGCAAGATGTTTGCGAAGTTTGTCTCTGATGAAAACATTCCCAACTTACTTCTATCAGGTGGACCAGGCGTAGGTAAGACTACGATTGCGAAAGCTATGTTAGAAGAACTAGGTTGTGACTACATCGTTAAGAACGGATCTCTTAACGTAAACATTGACTCTATCCGTTACGACATCTCTACATTCGCATCTGCAGTATCACTGACAGGTGGTCGCAAGTATGTTATCTTTGATGAAGCAGACTATTTGAATGCAGCGAATGTTCAACCTGCATTGCGTAACTTCATCGAAGAATACTCTTCTAACTGTGGTTTCATCTTTACGTGTAACTTCAAGAACCGTATTATCTCACCTCTGCGTTCACGTCTATCTGAGATTGACTTCTCTATTGACAATGAAGAGAAACCTGCACTTGCGGGTGCGTTCTACAAACGTGTACTTGCAATTCTTGACAACGAAGGTGTTACATATGACAAAGGTGTTATCGCTAAAGTCGTACAGAAATACTTCCCAGACTTCCGTCGAGTATTAACAGAACTGCAGTCCTATGCAGCGTCTGGTTCTATTGATGAGGGAATCTTCATTAATCTGAAACAAGAGTCTATTGACGAAGTGTTTCATATGTTGAAGACAAAGAACTTTACTGAAATGCGCAAGTGGGTGGCAAAGAACTCTGATCAAGATATGAACGAAATGTTCCGTCGAATTTACGACTCTGCAGATAAATATGTTGAGTTCCGTAGTCTGCCTGGATTCTGTGTGACGACTGCAGACTACATGTACAAGTCTGCGTTCGTTGCAGATCAGGAGATTAACCTTGTTGCATTCTTAACTGAAGTGATGATCGAATCGGAGTATAAATGAGATGTGGGAGTCTAAACCCAATGTTGCACCAAATAATTGGGTTGGTAATAACATAAAAACCAAACCTATTACCGTAACTTACAATAATAACTTTAGTTCATCTGCAAGATCGGGTGGATTTATTATTACAACTAGTGATGTCCTACCCGCAACTGAAGACTATAAAAAAGTAAAAGAAATCGTTGAAAGACTTATTGAGTCTGGGATTGGTAAAATGGGAGAGGGTTACTGCATTAGTGTAAGTGACATTCTTTTCAATATACTTAATCAAAACGGTATCAAGTCTCACTTGATGGAAGTTCAACTTAGTGCTGTAGATCATATAAATGATAGACATTACATGGTTGGGTTCAACACAACCTTTCAACAAAATAGCCACACTCAGGTTTCTACTCATGTAGTTGTTGTGACAGATACTGAAATTCCTATGATAGTTGATTTATCAATTGCTCATAGGTTGCCTGGCGATTTCCAATGTATAATTGATAAAGCTGTAAACGAAGGTGATAAAGTTCTGTCTAAAATTGACTTTCAAGGATGGGGTTACATTTATCAAGAAAAGAAAGATGGAGTAGGGATCCCACAACTCCATCAAATTAGTATACTTGAAAGAATCTCTACTGATAAGAAAATCTTTGAAGAAATGAAGTCTCTAAAGGCATTGAATATTATTGGTATTGGGTTAAGTATGTTTGCTTTGGTTAACGTTGTTGCCAAGGTCTGGTTAGATTGGTATAATTAGAATGCAGGGGAAGTACAAAACTTTTGATCCAAGTTTACACAATAAAACTGATAAACCAGGCAAGGATGCGGCACTTGAATTTATAAACCGACATCTTCGATCTCATAATTCAAACCTTCGAACAATAGAAAACCCTAATCGATATGGGATAGATCTACTGACTTTGAATGAAAAAGACGAAGTAACTATATGTTGGGAAATTGAAGTTAGGTTAGCATGGAAGGGTGATAGATCATTTTATTTTGACACAGTACACTGTCCAGAAAGAAAAGATCGTCTATGGAAACAAGGCGAAGAATTTACAAACAGTATTCCCTTCCCATTATCAAGTAATTGTAAACTCTTCTATGTTCAATTGAACGACTTGTGCAACAGAGTTTTGTTGGTTGATAGTAAAAACATTCTAAGGTGCAAACTCAAACATAGTCCCAATAAAGAAATTTCGGAAGGTGAGATGTTCAGAAACATCCCACTTAAAGCAGTGAAAGAATTGAGGATCTAATGAGTGAATGGATGAAACGACTGATCAAGAAACACACATGTTTCTATTGTGGTGAGAAAGTCGATAAAGCAAACCTCTTCAAAGTAAAGTTACAAACTGCAGATGGTCCACATGAAGTTACTGCATGTAAACAATGCGGTAAAGATTTAAATGAAGTATTAATAGAGATAGAGAAGGTAAAGAATGATGAAATTTATTGAAACCCATAATAATCTCTTTGGTGAAGAGGGTGCTACGATTGAATACACAGTGCCTGATGATGCCAATCTTGATGAAGTACTAGAATCTTTTGTTGACTTTTTGCGTGGATGCGGTTATACTATTCCATATGAAAGTTATCTGAGTGTTGTTTCAGATTACGACGAAGAAAAACCCGAACAACGTGAATCATATCACGACTACATGGGTCGTAGAATGAGAGAAGAAGATGACCGCATGGAACATTGGGGACAAGATGTGGATTTTGATTAATGGCTAAGGAACACACACCTTTTGATTTCATGAATGCAGTATCTGAGTTTAAGAAAGATATCATTCGTGGGAACGACAATCCAGAAATGGCAGAGAAAGAATACGGTGAGTACATGTACATTATCAACCGTGGTTTCTCTTACTTTGAAGATACTATTCTTCATGCAAACGAAATGAACCAGAGACCAGACATGTTTCCTATAGGTTCCTTTGACTACTATAATGGTATGTTGAGGAAACGTAAACGGTTCTCTAAATGGCACAAGGCAGAACAGAATGATGACCTTGATGCAATCCAAGAAGTCTATCAATGCAATCGTACCGTTGCAAAACAATACTTGAAAGTTCTTAGTAAAGATCAACTAGAAGATGTTCACCAGAAGTTATTTGTAGGGGGTTAAGTTATTTAAAATAATAAATAACTTTTGTTGATAATGATCAACACCACCCATAACAAATAAATTATAAAAAAGGTGAACATGTATTATGAACGAAGATATTTTTAAGGGCGTTGGTGTAGAGATTGAACTACCTTCCGATGACAGTTTTTTAAAAGTAAAAGAGACACTAACTCGTATCGGTATTTCATCACGCAAGGAAAAAAGGCTGTACCAATCTTGTCATATTTTGCACAAGAAGGGTAGGTATTCCATTTTACACTTCAAAGAATTATTCATCCTCGACGGTAAGACAAACACATTCACAGACGAAGACTTGTCGAGAAGAAACACAATTGTCAATCTATTAGAGGAATGGGATCTTATTAGGATCATCGACAAGGAAAAAACCAAAGACCCTGTCGCTCCTCTAAATCACATTAAAATCATTTCGTATAAAGAAAAAGGTGATTGGGACTTGACCGTAAAATATAATATCGGTAGAAAATAAAAAATTATTGACATTTGGCAGAAAATGTGTTATAAATAGATGCGAACGCCGAAAGGGTTCGCATTTACTTTAATCTTGCTTTAAAAGGAGATAACGCTATGAATAGAGCACATTTTAATACACTATCACCATATGCTGTTGGCTTTGATCGTATGATCGACAGAATTTTTGACCATCAAGATCAAGCAACAGGTTTCCCACCATTTAATATTGTAAAGAGAACGGATACTGACTTCCGAATTGAACTTGCGCTTGCAGGTTACAAGGAAGAAGACTTGGATATTCAATATCAAGAAAGTGTCTTGACTATTACTGGTGATAAGGACAAGTCAACTGATGATGAAGGATATATCCATCGTGGTATTTCTGGTCGTAAGTTCACTCGCAAATTTACGCTTGCGGATGACATTATTGTTCAAGATGCGGTTTTGGAAGATGGTATGTTGACAATTCGTCTGGAAAGAATTATTCCAGAAGAGAAACGTCCACGTACTATTGGTATTAACACCAACATTCAAAAGTCTTTCCTTACAGAAGACTAATACTCAGAGGGTTCTTCGGAACCCTCTTTTTTTGTTACATGGGCACGAGGTAAAGTCGTGTCTTTTTTTTGTATGTAAGCAACGATGTAAAGTCGTTAAACATAAGGAGAAGTAGATGGAACTACTAACTTTATGGAGCCTTGTTGGGTTCCTACTGGCTGCGTATGCGGTCATTGCCAATGATTCAGTACAAACTCTCGGTACTTGGATGGCATCAAATAATGAGAGATTTAACTATAAAACACTTTGGATTGCCGCCTCGGCAGTTCTACTTGCGACACTCTGGTATGGTTGGAGTGTCAACGGAGGCGACATCTCATATGGTCGTCTAAACAAGATACCATGGCAAGAAGTTCAGTGGTATCACGCTGCAGCACCTGCAATTCTAGTTGCACTTACTCGTATCGGTGTCCCAGTATCAACATCCTTCCTAGTATTATCTGTATTCGCTTCGACATTTGTGTTGGAGAAAATGTTGATGAAATCAATTATGGGATATGGTGTTGCCGCCGCCTTTGCTTATGCGGTGTGGTTTGCAATCAATAAGTTTGCACACAAATGGTTCGACGAAACTCAACCAGTTAGTGAGGGCAATAAAAAGTTCTGGCTAATTGCTCAGTGGGTTGCAACAGGTGGATTGTGGTGGACTTGGTTGTCACATGACATGGCAAACATCGCAGTGTTCTTACCACGTCAAGTCCCAGTAGATCTGATGATACTCATTTCATTTGTATTTGTTGCAGGACTGTTCTTCATGTTCAGAGAACGTGGGGGTAAGATTCAACAAATTGTTTTAGAGAAACACAACACACGATATGTTCGTTCAGCGACATTGATTGACTTGTTCTATTGGTTGTGTTTGTACTTCTTCAAGGAACTGAATGATATTCCCATGTCGACAACATGGGTCTTCGTTGGTCTACTTGCAGGACGTGAACTTGCAATGGCAACATACTTCGGTAAAAAGAAAACCAAATCTGTATTCCCATTGGTTGCAAAGGATTTTGGTAAAATGATGGTAGGACTTGGAGCATCAGTCGCATTGGTTTTATTTGTTCATTATATTATTAATCCTTGACTTCTAACTGAAGATATGATATAAATATACTCTGTAGCGCATAAAACAAAAATATGCGCTGCATCGTATAAACACACACAAACACAGGAGAAGATTATGTTTTCAACAGACTATTTGTCGAACGTATGGATCGACGCAGTACAAAACGCAAAAACAACTTGGGTAAACACTTGGGTTAAAGATGAAGCAATGAGTGCGCCTCTGCACGAGTTCATCAAATTGCAAACAGAATTCACAAAAGAAGCAATGAAACATACCACTGCATTTTCTAATGCAGCAGGTTCAGCTATGGCGAAGATGGTAAAATGATGGCGAATAAAAACCCTTTTGAAATTAGATCTGAAATGTTACAACTTGCAAAAGACTATATGGATCAACAGTATCACATGAACCGTGAGTTTACGGAAAAAATGTTTGAAGCGGGTAAAGTTGCAATGGAAGAATATAAAGAAGCAACTAAAATGTATTCCATGGAAGAACTAATGGAAAAAGCAAAGGAAATGTATAGTTTCGTTTCTAAAAAAGAATAAATCAAAGGGGATCTTCGGATCCCCTTTTTTCTTGCGTTATGTTGTCACTATTGCGTTTTTCGCATAACAGGTTTCTCAAATTGGTCACCCTTACTGACCAATTTCTGTACTAAATAAATGTGTATAAGGAGTAAAATGCAGACGGTGTTCTGCGCTCGGATCACATCATACATTTATCACATTTAGGAGAAAACAGATGACACACGTTGTACTGTCAGTAACAAGCATGTTTAACGCATGGCAAGAAGGTGTTTATTCCTTCATCAAAGAAGTCGCAGTCAAATATAAGGCTCGTAGACTTGCAAAAGAAACAATCAATCAACTACAAGGTCTAAATGATCGTGAACTCGCAGACATGGGTTTGCATCGTGGAATGATTCGTCAACTTGCAGAAGAACATTATCAAGCAGAAGTAAACAAAAACCTGAACGGATGGGTATAACAATGGACGCAGTAATGAAATACACATTCGCACCACTATCAGGATTTTGGTCAGGGTTCAGCAATTTTTGTGAAGTCGCTGGATACGCACGTGCAGCTTCGCACTTGTCGTCACTAGGATATTACGAAGAAGCAAAACATTGCATGATGCAAGTAAATAAATTGAGATCTCGCAAATAATCCTCATAAATATTTGTGAGGATATCACAAATTAGTAGGAGAAAAACGTGTCCGATGTTCTGGTACTTAATGCAGACGGTCAACCTATAAACTTTTTACCTCTAAGTACTATCAAATGGAAAGACGCAATCACCTACATGTGGATGGATAAGGTGCATGTCTTAGACTGGTACGACGACTGGATGGTTCGAAGTCCCAGTTGGGAAACCAAGGTCCCCGCCGTAATCATGATGAAAGAAATGATGCGGAAGAAGGGTAGACCTCGGTTTTCCAAGACGAACCTTTATATTCGAGACATGTACACTTGTCAATATTGTTTCGAACGGTTTCCACGGAGTTACCTTACTTTAGATCATGTACTCCCCATATCCAAAGGTGGGAAAACACATTGGGAAAACATCGTCGCCGCATGTGGACCCTGTAATACCAAAAAAGGCGACAAACTTATCTCCCCCAAAATTAAACCACACGAACCAGGCTACTACGAACTGGTACGCAAAAAGAAACAGATCGACAATGTCGAACTGAAACATCCTAGTTGGGAAATGTATTTGGGTTAGTTTGGTAGTGCGAGAGGATTGGTGTCTCCACCACCTCCCCCGATGTACTTAACATCTGCGATATTCTGGTCACCCATTCTGGTTGTCTGGTTAGTGACATAGTTATCGCCACCCATCTTACCAATAACAACAGACATTCCACTACCGTTCATACCAGACTGTTCTACTGCATTTACTATTTCTGAACTGAGTGTAGACAATCTTCTTGGGGTGTAATCTTCATTAAAGAAGTTCTTTACAAACTGTCCTGCAGCGGTGTCTTCAGGGATAACTGCTTCTCTACCATGTAGAATTGCAAGTTGACCACTACCGAAATTTCTGAAACCTCTTGTACCATATCTAAATCCATAATCCTCTTGTAGACTTTGCATAAAGTCTACAATATTGTCATTAAAGAATAGTCTTGCTTCATTAGCGCCAAATCCTGTCATAGATTCTAATTGTGTTCTGATTTCAGGAAATGCTGAATTTAGTGCTTGTAGATTTGCTAACGCTTGTTCTCGTTGTTCTTGGGTTGATTCTTCATTGTCAATAATATCAGCCATGTTTTCCATGAATGCCATCATCGATTCCTGAACCATTGCATTGTCTGGGTTATCTTTATAACCCTGTACAATTCTTGCAAGGTCGCCACTTGCAGCAATTCTTTCACCTAGTGATACGGCTACTTCTGCGCCGTCTAATGCACCAACACCACCAACTGCACCCAGATCCAGTCCACCAGTCGCACCACCTGTTGCGACTTCTGTTGCTTCAAAAGGATCAAGAGCAGCGATTTCCGCACGTGCTTGTGCTTGTGCTGCAGCTTTTGAGTCTTGGAACCAATTATAAAGAGATTTACCTATTACATACGCAACACCAACGGCTGCACCCACAAGCGCACCAGTTGGACCAAACATTGCACCTAGTGTTGCAAATTGACCAATCGTTATTGTGCTATCTACTGCAACGCCTGCCCAATCTTCTGGAACGCCTTGTTCCGTTAACCAGTTTTTAACATCTTCACCGTAGTAAGCAAGTGCGCCTGTTAGGATACCCAATGCGCCCGCACGTGCGACATTACGTAGTTTGAAAAGTCCACGGCCGCCGCCCCTTTGGTTTGGACCTCTTGGATCTCCACCTGTACCTAATACACCAGAGATAATACCTTGGGTCACGCCACGTGCAAGTGCGCCTCCACCAAACCCACTCATAATACCTGCTGCAGTTAGTCCTGCACCTGCGAGAATGACAGTAAGAGGGTCTGACAGAAATTCGACAATTGAAGTAACTGCTTCTGGTACTTTTGATGCAAATTCTTTAAAAGATGTTCCTAACGCAGACCAGTCTACCTCTCGGAAGGTTGTGATCATACTATCTTCGAATCTACTAAAACCACCACCAGTCGCTTCGTCGATTGCACCTTTTGCAAAGTTATATGCAACAAATAGTCCTGCGCCACCAAGTGCAAGTTTTGTTCCTATTCCAAGTAACGTTGATGCAAACCCACCCATCATCTCAAAAAGACCTTTACTTTCTTTAGTAGGTTTTTCTGGTGTTGTTGTTTCTGGTTCTGGTGTGGGTGTTGGTTCGGGTGGTTGTTGAAGTTCTGCGAGATCGTTTGCACGTTTTTGTGCCTCAATCGCCTCTTCTTGAATACCCATAGAAGCACGTAACATATCAGTTTGTTCAGTTATGTTTGCAGAAATCGTATTGAATACACCTTCGAACTTTTCAAGTTGCACTTTGACAGAACGAATTGAGTGACTACCGCTATTGCGGGTCAACTGTCCTTCTGCTTTTAGACGTTCAATAATCGCTTCTGTTTCTTTACTGATAGCCATTTATTTTCTCTTCTGCGCTTCTTCTTTTTGTTTTTCCAAGAACTGTATCAACATAGCAAAATATAAATCTCTTTCAAACGGCATCAAATTTTCTATATCTGATATTGAGTATTTATGATGCTGCACCAGTGAAAACACAATCTGATAGTAATCTTTCAGACTCAGATGGCACAGCATTAGACGAAAAAACTTCGTAATCCTTCAATGACAAAGGTTTTATCATCACCATTAGAGTTCTTGTATTTCATTTCATGACGAAGTTTTGGCATGGTTTCAAAAAACTTTTGAATAGACTGCATAACATCACCAGTCATATTGTTCATGAATTCATCGATATCATCTTGACTATAGTCTTTAAAACTATAAGTGTCGTTTTCAGATGCCAACTGATCAAGACAAGATGTCATGATGTGATAGTTTGCAAGAGGATCGTTGGGATCCATCATGATAATTCTTTGGAACTCATCAATTGTGGGGTATTTCAAAAACAAAGTGAACTCTTCGTTGACTTTAACCTTCTTGCTATGATCCTTATCTTTGACGATAGACACATCATCAATATTAAGTTCTAGTTCTACTGTTTCTTCAGTGTCTGGATCTTTGATCATAAATTTAATTTGGTTGTCCACAGACTTTGCACGGATAACCATCATGACATATTCCAAGTCAAACATTGCTAGTTTGGATACATCTGTTTTTACTAGACAGTTCTGTACGACTTGTTTGGCTGCAATGAGTTCTTGTTCACGGTCATTAGATTCTTGTGCAACCAAAAGAATCTTTTCTTCCTTGACCGTAAAGGGTCTGTATTTGATTTTTCTACCAGATGATGGAAGTTTCAATTCAAAAATAGGTAGATCAATTTTAGGTAAAGACATAATATAGTTCTCCTGTTAAATTCCTATACTTCGTGTTAGGTTATTAAATGAGTTGTTTAAACGTTGGAAGTTGTTTACTGTATCTTGAATACTGTCACCAAGGAAACCTTGGTTGACTGTTTGTTGTACCACCCCTGCAAATCCTGCAACTGCACCAAGGATGTCGAAGAAACCAGCCCCACGTCCTAGTCTTGAAGTTGGTGATCCTGCTCTGAGACCAGAGTATTCAATTCTATCATATGAGAACTGAACAGGAAGTGTAAGGTAGGAGTCATTAGATTCCCATGCAAGATCCAAATCACCAATCTGACTTGGCCATGCTTTATCTAAAATGACTTCATAATATCTACTTGGATCTTGATCTGTCGAAAAGTGTTTAATACTGATACGACAAGAATATTCATCTTTGTAACCAATTTCAAATGGAAGTTTACCATTGTCTTCTGATAAGTTACCCCCTGCAGTTCCAATGTTGATAACACTTTGCATCCATGAATGAAAGAACCTCAATATCTGATGGTCGCTGTCAACCATGAAGATTGTGTTGACTGCAGTATTCTGTACACTCATTGGAAATTGTTTTGGTAGTGCAGCGACTGATTCATAGTTTGCAACGTTTAGGGATACAGAAGGAATCTGTGCAGTCTTACAGAAGAACGTCAGATCCCTTGGTCCAATCACACTATTGACTGCAGATGGATATCCTGTTATTGTAACTTGAAATAAGTTAGCGTGAGAAGGTCCCCCAAACTTATCAAATGTGGATTTAAATTCTGATATGCGCATTATCCGTTCCTTATGATTCTACGAGAGTCTGAGTAGACCTTGTTCTTCGATGCACCCACGAAGTTCGCAGTTGGTAAAAATAAAGCTATGTCCCATTCTACAGGATTGACATAGAAAAATTTAGACCTTGTCTGACTATTCAGATAGTGTTTAATTGTTGGTTTAAACTCTTTGTATTTCGATGCCCCATTAAGTACTTTATACGAAAGTTTAAGTTTAGTTGTTTCATCATACTTATCGTTTGTCGTCAAATCATATAGTGCATCCATAAGTTTTGCACGTAAAATAGGTGGTAGGTAATGCATGTTAATACCCATAAATCCTTTTGGTGCAGGACCAATGGGAAAGATCAAAGGAAACCTATCGTAATATGGAAGAGTCTTTTTGTGTTTTGCTTCATACGCAAAAAAGTACATATTTCCATATGCAAGATTGTTGGATGATCTGTCTTTCAACTGAGTTTGAACTACCTCAGAGTTAATTGGTCCCTTCTTAACTGCCTTCTGCGCAGTATCTCTGTACCACTGTCGTGCAGAAGATTCACGTGCAGGAACTTGCCCTGAACGAATACCTCTAAGTAGAATGTCGTTAAAGAGGGTTGCTGCCATTATTCTGTCTCACATGTACAGGGTTCGTTAAAACACTGACCACACACCCATTCCTTCATCAACTTCTTGATGGTTGCGAGTGCCTTCTTACCGTCTGGGTGATTGGGGTTGACACTCACTTCATCACCGTTCACGAAGTCAGAGATGTTTGCAGACTTACCCAACGCATTAATTGCCTTGTGCAGTGGATCTTTAGGATCGTACTTTCTTTCGAAGCCAGGTTTACCTCTAAGTTCAACCCACTTCTTATCGCCTTTGTTCCACATCTTCAGAACATCTTGATCTTTCCCACGAATGAGTTTCAGTTTGATGCCTTCTGATATGAATGTTGTATACGACTTCATTACTTTATCCCTAGTTCTTTTTCTGTCATGATGACAAACTCCCAACCACGTTTTGCACAGTACTCTCTTGCTGCTTTCCACTTTGCATCATTGATCCCCCAAGTCTTGACTTCGTTTAGAAATCTACGAGACACACGTCCTGTAGGAGTTGCGTTTTTCTTTCTAGGATCTGGTGGTAACGTTTGTTTGTATGGTTTTATTTCAACCACAACTGTCTTTAAGTTACCATCACGATCTTTTCTGTTCACAATAACATCAGGAAAATATCGATGAATATGATTGTCCACAGGTGATCTGTAGGGAATAATCAATTCTTCTGACTGCCACCAGTTTACATCTGGATGTTCATCACACCATTTAAAGAATTTCAACTCCCATAAACTACGATATATGATGTTAGTTGGGTCGCCTTTATACTTTTTCGGATTCTTTGGACGGAATCTACCATTGTATGCCATAACCAATTTCACTTTTTGTTTATAAATAGATTTACTCAATAGGTATTTATAAGGTTTTAATCAAATGGCAGGAAGTAACAGACCAGAGGTTATGCGTCTCAAAGATTCATATGCCCGCAATCCAACATTGTTTTCCTTTCCTCAAAACAAAACGGGGCACTCTATTCTGTTCGTTTTCAAGGAATACGACTACAAAGGATACACTAGATCAGAAAACAGTCCTTCTTTCTATTCTCAAAGAAGTCGTAATGTCGGAAGGGGTATTGGTCAAAGATCCAATGCGATCTCTTCAACCATTAGTGGGTTTGGTAGTATAGAACTCCCATTCCCTAAACAACTACAAGATAATACTTCTCTACGTATTAATGCGTTTGAACGTAATGCAATTACTGAAGCAGTTGTGAATGCAATGTCAAACCAAGGTGTATTCAACAATAATGCGGCGCTTGGTGAAACTCTTATGGCTAAAGCAGGCGAAGTTGCAGGACTTATCCAAGACGTAGGTGCAGGAGCAGTCAGTATGTTTACGGCGGAAGGACAATCCCAAGCAATGGGTGCTCTTACTTCAGGATTAGAAGGAATTATGAACACAGACACCGCTACTGCTACTGCAGCAGCTGGATACTTAATGAGAACTCTCACTAGTAAACTCAGTGGAGACATGGCACGAACTATCGACATGGTAACAGGAACTGCAGTCAACCCTAAAGAAGCGCTTGCGTTTGAAGGTGTTGATTTAAAATCTCATTCTTTCACTTGGGAACTATACCCTTCTAATAGACAAGAGACAGAGACGATTAACAAGATTACGAAACTGTTTAAGAGAAACGCACTACCAGAAACACAAGACTTGGTTGATGGTGTATTTGAACAAACGTTTTTGAAATATCCATCTACTGTAGAGATTAAACTAGTTGGAACAAATCCAGAGTATTTCCCAAGATACAAACCATGTATGATTAAATCAGTTAATATAAGTTACGAAAACTCTGCGGGTACTGTCCCAATCATGCAAGGTGGTGTGCCTGGTTCTGTAACACTTTCTGTTGAACTTCAAGAAATGTCGGCACATAACCGTAATGATGTTGAAGAAGTTATTGGTGAACGTGATGTGGTAAGTGCACAAGCAAACCAACTACCAGCTGATTTCTAAAAGGATAAGATATGGCGAAATATTTTGAAAACTTTCCAATCGTAGATTACAATGGTAAGAAAGTGAGAGACATTACTAGAAGAAACAATTTTCTTAAAAGTGTTTCTACCAATCCAATGTTGTATCTGCCATATACTGTCAAACAAAATGAACGTGCAGAGGATGTCGCACAGTTTTATTATGGGTCGGTAGATTATGTTTGGTTGGTATATATGGCCAATCAAATTATCGATCCTTATTACGAATGGCCTATGGACGAGGAAACCTTCAACAAATATCTCATTGCAAAATATGGGGAAGTTTCTGGTGAGACAGGAGATGATGTTGTCGATTGGACAAAAGAAGAAGGTAACGATGAAAATATCGTTTACTACTATAAGGAAGTATAAGATATGGCAGTTGATCAGGTTATTCTTGCACCAGAATCATTTAGAACGATCTATCTAAGAAAAGAAGATCGTGTAATTCTTCGTACAGAACAGGGACGTAAGATTATTATTAAACGTATTATTCCTGATGAGTGGAAAGAATATCGTATCTACGAATATGAGAAAGATAGAAACGAAGCAAAGAAAGATATTTTTCTTTTTGATAATAGATTCTTACCACAGTTAACAAGGGAGTTCGTTGAATCTATTAGCGACGAATAATAAATGGCAGAATTTAACCCAACATACGCTGTTTGGAAAAATATTGTAGTAACTCCTCATGACGGAAACGCAGAAGAAGATATTACAAAACTTTGCACCAGACTTGACTTCACGCAGAGTATTAATTCTAGTGCGTGGACTGGTTCTATGCGCATTTTGGATTCTTCGGGTTTGTTGGAAGGAAAGGGGTTTAAACTTAGAGGAGAAGAAAAACTAACCTTCGAAGTGGAGACTTACGATGGTAAGATGGAAGATCCTCTTAAAATCACGGCACAAATTCTTAGTATCACAGAAGTCTCGCCACTCGAAAACCTTTCTGGGGTAACATTCACGATAAACTTTATTTCCAAAATAAGTTATACTGCAGGTTTAAGAAGAGTACGTGAAGCGTTCGTTGATCTTCCAGCTTCTGAAATTGCAGAAAAGATCTTTAAAAAGTATTATGCAAACGGCAGACTTGTAGAGGACACAAGCGCTCCAAATGAAATCATTCCTTTCAATGCAAAGAAATTTAGAACAACCGATCTAGGTAGTAGACAAAGAAAACCTTTTTACATACAACCTACAGAGGGGGTGATGCAGTGCGTTATTCCCAATCTACCACCCAGCGATGCAATGAATTTTCTTACACAAAGATCTTTCAGTCAAAGTTCGCCTTCTTGTTCCTTTAGATTTTTCGAAACTTTTACAGGTTATTGGTTTGTTACAGACGAATTTATGATTCAACATGGATTAGAAAATAATCAAACCATTGAAGAATTTTCTTACAACGTTCAAAACTCCCAAGACGGACAAGATGCAGAAGTGCAAGTGAAATCTTTTAAGGCTTTCAAAAACCCTTCACGTGTAAATACCGCAACTGATTTGCATAGTGGTGGTTATAGAAACAAAGTCATAGAAGTAGATCTAGGAAGAAGACGTGCAAGAAACATCGATTATGATTACATTGAAGATGCAGACTACGTTGATATGTCTGGTCAAAAAACATCTTTGAGAAATGTACCTCATACAGAAGAATATATTAGAGAAACTTTTACAGATGAAAATGCACGTAGAATGCTTGTGTTCAAAGACTGGTATGATGAAAACGGACAAACACTAAGATCTAATCAACACTATCCAGAAATTCTTCAAAACAGAAGTGTTTATACTCATCACTTAGGACAAACAATAGTTTCTGTTAGTTTGAATGCGTCAAGATTAGATCTAAGGCCAGGCAAAATTATATCGGTAAGATTACCAAAGTTTACAATTGCTTCTACACCAGACTCACCTTATAATGACGAGTTGTCTGGTAATTATTTAATTGTATCTATATCACATTCTTTGCAAGACGATGTGATGACAACAAATGCGTCTCTTGCCAAGTATGGATGGAGTGGAGAATATAGACCATGATGGAATCGGGTATTGGCATAACTAACCCACTATTTTTTATTGGTGTGGTGGAAAACAACAGAGACCCTCACTTCGAAGGTCGTATCAAAGTTCGTGCGTTTGGTATTCACGGTGACAACTCGGAGATCCCAACCCCAGAACTTCCATGGGCAATCTGTGCAAAGGGTGACTATGATCCAAACGGATCTGTGCCACCATTGAATTCATTTGTATACGGAATGTTTTTGGACGGACGTGCAGCGCAACATCCACTTGTACTTGGACTTATTCCTTCACAATTTGCAGAACCCATCAACCCAGAACAAAATGGATGGGGTGTCGTACCAGATTGTAACGGAGAACTACTAGCGCAGGGCGCAAGACCAGAAGATTTTGGACAACCACAAAACTCACGACTTGCACGTGGTGAAAACTTGGAAGAAACTTATGTTCTTCAACAAGAGATGAACCGTGTTGAAAATGTATATATTGCAGGTCAACAGGAAGTAGAACCAAACGAGGACGAACAAATAACATGGAGTGAACCTAGTCCTGCATACGGTGCAAGGTATCCATACAACCGTGTCATATCAACTGCAAAACACTCAATTGAAATAGACGACACGCCAGGCGCAGAACGCATTATGATTTACCACAACGAAGGATCGTATGTGCAAATTGATTCACGTGGATCTACCACACACAAGTCTGTGGGCGACAAATACGAAATCAACGACAGACAACAACATGTGTATGTTGGTGGTCCAAGTATGGTTACGATCAATAGTGATGCATATGTCTATGTCAGAGGTAATAAAACTGAAGAGATCGAAGGTGACTACAACATGATTGTACGTGGAAACGCACAGTTTGGTGTTGGTGGTTCCTTCTTTGTTAACGCAAGTGATCAGTTGCAAATGAGAGCCGCAGACGTGATGTTGGACGCAAACGTTTCCACATTAGAAATCTTTGGTAAAAAAGAAATCAAAATGACAACACCTATTGCGTTCTCTATGACTGCGAAGAAGATGTTCCAACACATAGGGGAAGAGTGGCACGGAAAGTCTGATGGATTTATCAAGTTTGAATCTACGGATGGTTTCTGGCAACAGTCAACAGACGCAGGTTTCAACTTCAAGGCTGCAGAGAATATCCAATTCCAAACAGACGAGACGTTCTCACTCAAAGCGGGGGATGCAGTTAATGTTGATCCAGGCAGTGGTATTATCGATCTTGCAAGTGGATCTTCAGTAGAATCAGAAGCGGCAGAAGCAGAGGATGCGCAAATCGCAGAACAAACTCAGATGCCAGAACCACCCGCAAAGTCTACTGCGATTGTTAACTCTGAAATCGCATCAATGGATGCACCAGTATCTATGGCAACAGATGATAGTGCAGATCCATCTCATGAAGAAGAAGGTAGTAACTACTTCGACAATATGGGTGTCGCACAATTAGAGAAAGAAAATCTAACGGTTGGGAATACATATAAGATAGGTAACACGAATTATACATTACAATCTAATCCAAGTGATCCAGAAGATTCTAGTCTTTGGTACTTTGAGGAACAATAAAGATGGCAAAAAGTAATTGTATTGACTTAAACGATCAGATATATCAGTCCAGACAGAGACTTGGCGGTGCTCCCATCAGTAATGGTGGGGAACTGAACGTATATGCTATTGAAAATTATAAAGCAGAATTCTTAGAAGGGATCAAAACAGACAGTTTAACTGATCCTGTAGATCTTCAAGTTTCTCTTCATGGAAATGCATTTTATGAATCGTTAACAGATTTTAATAACTTTTTAAGTGGAAGTCAATTAACAGACTATCCTGAAGTGTTGGAAAGATTTGAAAAGGGCCCTATTTCCACAATTGAATTCGCAGACTTTTGTGGTGCGTATAATTACACCCCACCTAAGATTAAAACTGCGTCTACACTTGCAGACTTGAACCTATTAAAAAATTTGAATTCATATTATAAAGATCCTAATTCAAGTATTCTTGGTGGATTTTGTAGTATGATGCCTCAGGTATTTGGCGCAATTGGTGGTTTCTTTACTATTATTGGTTCTGTTGCAGGTCTCATCAATGATGCAATTGCATTCTTAAATAAAATTAGAAACCTTGAAGATCCGATTAAAGCGATCATTGAAAAGATAACAGTAAAAGCACTTATCGAATCTATTAAAGAAAAAGTGGGTCAGGTTATTGAAGAAACTTTTGAGTCGGTAGTGAATGCAGTTAAAAACTTTGATCTTGAAGAAACTATTGGTGAAATAAAAACATACATCAACGAAAAGGTATTTGCAAAAGCTGCACAGATTAAAGATGACATTTCTGCCATTCTTACAGACGAAAATAAAGAGGGTTTGGTTGAAAAGGTAAAAGCACTTTTTGATTATGCAGTTGGACTTTTCTCTAATCCATCTTTG